GTTGATTTTGTACTAGGGCAATTAGGTCACCCTAGATACCAAGGGCCTAGATATACACAATACAAAACGAAAGGGTTAGTAAGGTCTCCTTACGAAACATTATTCTAATGAGTAGACACACAGAAAATAAAGAAGAAATTCTTAAAATACATGGTTGTATTGATCTTATTAATCAAAGAATTGATACAATAGAAAACAATCATTTATCACATATACAAAAAAGCATAGACAAAATTAATTGGATTTTGACTGCTATTGGTCTTGGAGTATTAGCACAAGTTTTAGTTTTAATTACTAAACATTTGTAATGAAATTTACTTTATTGATGCTTATATGTTCATACGTTGCAGGTGAATGTATGACACCATATCCTATGCCTACACAACATACTAATATGTATAGTTGTTTAGAAGCAGGGTATAAAGAATCATTAAAAAAATTACAAGAAATTGGTCCTCAAGATGTAAATGAACACGAAATTTATTTAAGGTTTATTTGCAAACAATATGAAACGCCAAAACTACCAGCATAAAGTTGTACCTAGTTTGCTAGACATATTCGCCAAATACTTGTAAAAGGTATAATATGCTTCGCAAATCAATACTTGTTATAAGTGATCAACACGCACCATATCATCATATAGATACACTTGACTTTTTAAGTGCAATCAAAGAAAAATATAAACCTGACTGTGTAGTAAACATAGGTGATGAAATGGATTGGCATAGTATATCCTTCCACGATTCACATCCTGGTTTATACTCGCCAAGTCATGAGCTTGTAGTTGCTAAGAGGTTTTTTAAAGAATTAGAAAAACTATTTCCTAAGCAATATATAATGGATTCTAATCATGGTAGCTTAGTTTTTAGAAAAGCTACTAGACATGGGTTACCTCATGAGATCTTTAAGTCATATAATCATATGCTTGGAGTAGGCAAAGGTTGGACATGGCATGAAGATTTGGTTATTAAAGCATCTAATGGTCAAAAAATTTACTTCTGTCATGGTAAATATAAAGACGTACTAAAAGTTGCACAGCAATATGGTATGTGTACTGTCCAAGGACACTATCACACATCATTCAAAATAGATTATTGGAGCAATCCTAATGAACTACTTTGGGGTATGCAAGTTGGATGTTTAATTAACATGAAAAGTTTAGCTTTTGAATATAATAAATTACAGAAGTCTAGACCAGTAATAGGAACAGGAGTTATCATTGATGGATTACCAATATTAATCCCAATGGTTTTAGATAAACATGGCAGATGGAACAGAAAAATTACCTAGAGGTATAAGAAATAAAAATCCAGGCAATATTAAATTAGGTACTGACTGGGATGGACTGGCAGATGAACAATCTGATCCAGTTTTTTGTGTATTTAAAGAAGCTGTATGGGGTATTAGAGCATTAGTTAAAATACTTTTAACATACAGATTTCACCATAAAAGATTTACAGTAGAGAGCATCATTGAAAGATGGGCTCCACCAAGTGAAAATGATACAGATGCTTATATTGCATTTGTTTGCAGAAAACTTGGCGTTAATCCTACTGATGAACTAAACAATACTATTGAAGATTATTTACCATTAGTAAAAGCAATTATACAAATGGAAAATGGTATGCAGCCATACGATGATGAGCTGTTAGTAGAGGGGATGTACAAAGCATGGGAAGGTTTACCAACAAATTCTACAGCTTCGTAGAAAAATACGCATCTAAAATTAGTATATGGTGTTGGCACAAACGTGTCAGTATATTAAGAACTAAACAAAAAAAGAAAGGTATTAAATAATGTGGTTTAATTTATTATCTATGGGTGTTAAGACTGCTAGTCATATATACCAGAACAAACAAAAAACTAAACAATTAATGTCAGATGCTCAAATGAGACATGCTGAGAAAATGAGTACAGGTCAAATTGAATATAAAGCGAAAGTTATTGAGAGTAATGATAAGGGTTGGAAGGATGAATTTGTCTTGGTTCTTGTATCTTTGCCTATTCTTGTATTGGTGTACTCTATCTTCACTGACGATCCTGAGATTCGTAATAGATTAGATATGTTCTTTGAATATTTTAAAGAACTTCCATATTGGTATCAAGCCATATTTATAGGAATAGTTTCTGCAATTTATGGTCTTAAAGGTGCAGACATAATGCGTAAGCCAAAGTGATTGAAATAAGAGGTGAATGTAAGTGGTGTAATAAAGATATAACCATGACTGAAGCATTTGTATCTATAAAAGACAACGAATACTCTTGTATAAAATGTTATAAAAATTCAGGACATATGTTACCTTTTTGGGAAAAAAACAATAGGTTTAAAGATGAGAGACACAAAATCATTAGAAGAACACAAAAGAAAAATAGAATATAAAGATAAAGAAATGCAGCTGTTTAAGCAGCTAAAAAAAGAAGTACAAACAAATGCGTTTGGTACTAGAGAATACGTTATCAAAAAAGGTATTAATAAAGGAAAGATTGCTAAATGAAAATTAGTGAAGATACATCTGTAAGTATGCCAATTCGTAATATGGCTATGATTATAGCAGCAGTTGCTATGGGCGTATTTGCATATACAGAAGTTACTGCTAGATTAACTAGCCTTGAAACATCAAGAGAATTATTTGAAAACGATTTACTTAAAAAATCTGAGCAAGTACCTACTGACCAGGAACAACATTTTTTATTAGAAGATTTATATAAAACTGTAGAGAAACTACAGTCTACACAAGAAATGAACATGACCAACAAAGTTAATATAGAATTTCTTGCATCACAATTGGACAAAGCATTAAAAGATATTGAACATCTTAAAGATAAAGTAAGAGCTAATGGTAATGGAGCTCATTAATGGAATTAATAGTAGCTTTACTTATGATAATAAATGGAGAGATCAAAGAACATAGAATACAAGTATCTATGTCTGATTGTCTTAAAGGTAAAAGAATTGCTATGCGTACTAATAAAAATAATAACATAGTTTACCAATGCATAAAATCTATGGCTGAACTAGAGTCTAATATAGATGGTAGTAAAAGTATTAAAAAACTTATACTAAATTAACTATAATCTCTCTCTATAATCATTTCAATAAAGTGTATTGCTTTAAGCAAATCATCTTTACCACCTTTGTCCTGGTGTCTAATTATATATTTAATTGCACAACCTTCAGGAAATAAAAGTTTGTTTTCTACTACAAATTTACTTGGTTGAATTTTATATTTTTGGTAGTGATTACCTTTAATCTGTTTGTTCCAAACTTTGCTCATTAAATGTTAACCTAAATTTACCTTTATGTTTATATTTTTTTCTTGGTTTACTCAACACTCTATGTTGATCTTCTCGTAATGTATATAGATCTAACTTCATGGCAGCAGTAAATTTTCTACAAGCCATTTCAGGATCTATTTCTGCATAATGACATATAGTTCTAAAGTCTACAGAATTACCTATAAGCCAATCAATAGCATTACGTTTATCTATAAGATAATATTTGTCTAAACCATTATACATAGCATCATGTATTGCCTGACTAATTACTGCTCTAAACAAATACCTCTCAGGACTTTTCATCTATAACTTCATATGTCATTCGCTGCTCTATTGTTTCAGTTTCCTGCCAATTTAAAGTTTTAGGATCTATAGCATTTAATATCTTTAATGCTTCTTCGTCTGACGTTGCATTAACAAATATTTCTGTATAAGCAGGGAGTATTACCCATCTTTTAAACTTATAAATCATATATTGTTTTTACGTCTACTTGCTTCTAATGTTCTAAATAAATCTATAATAAGACCTTCTTTATCACGTTTGTTCTCTAATGTTGATGATTTAACTTCTGCTTGAAATAATTCATCTATTGCAGATTTATATGTATCACTTGCATAGTAAGATTGTTCTTTAGCAGATATACTTTTATCTTCTGTGTTACCAGTTATATGTAATGCTTTTTTACGTTTAAGTAATCTATCAAGATACTTAACATTAGCATTAGCTTCTGCATTACTTTCATCTGTTTCAGATAAAAATGCTAACGCTTTTTCTAATCGTTGTTCTGTAATCATTGGATCCATTCTCCTTTTTTTGATTTGCAATAGTGTGCCCAGACTATAGTATTTTTATATAACACTCTAGTTTTTTCTTTATTAACTTTTACTATTTCCATAAATTTGTCATTACAATTTTGATCTTGATGTAAAGTTACTGGTATACGTTCTACTTGTCCATTAACTAAATACAAAAACATAAATATTATTTTCATAAAGTCCTTAAAGTAAAAAGGCACTACTACAGAGAAGAACCTTATTCTGTAGCAATGCCTAGCTTTCTAACTCGAGGGAGATAAGAAACTGTTAAAATGGTGGATCGTCTGATAGTATTTCGTTTACACTATTAGCTTTTGCATCTAATACTTTTCTTACCAGATTATCAATTTGTTGAAACTCTGATTCAGTTGGTATTTTGCCACCTGACATATAAGAACCTATAAGATTACTCATAGTCAATCTGTATTTTTCTGAAAATTGATCAGTTACATTTCTAACTGCTTGAACTCCAGTAGCACTAACCATACTTGGTGCAGAACCAGAATTATCTGATACTTCACTTAAGCATTCTATTCTACTTGCAGTTTGATATTGTTTACCAGTTTTACTTGTTCTTACTGGCTGTGCATCAATTTTAAGTCTTGCTCCCTTCGGCCATCTTGATGAGCCTAAAGCCTCACCATATATAGTCATATCACTACCATCGTCTTTGGTAACGTAGACAGTAACTTGACCATCATCTTTCTCGAATGCTTTTTTAAATGAGCATTCAAATGTCTCATGTTCCATGTTTGTTCTCCTGTTTATTTGTTTTATTATATTTCCAAACTTTTGCATTATTTGTTATAGCCTATTTAAAAGCATTTTGCCAAATGTTTTTTGCATATATTCTAGATGGCTCATTATCTGATTTACCCCATCTAAAGTTATCCATAGTCAATGGAAACATTTTAACTATGTCCTCTTTTGTTTCAGCAATATCCAAGATATGTTCTATATGTTTCATAGCTTGTATAATGGTCTCTAAATGACCCTCTCTGCCTTCCATATCTACGCTGTAAACGTCTTTGTATGAACAATACAGCAATGCAGTCGGTTTATCGAAAAGGTCTTTGTAAAGGGCTTGTTGACGCAAATCAGCGTCTTTTGGGTACCATCTGCTATCAATAGCACCAGATTTAAGTCTTTTAATGTAAGCAGTAGCTTTAGTATCTATGATTACATCATCAAACTCAAAGTCAGTTTTACCTACAACGTCATATTTTAAGCCATATTTGTCACCAGGTATTTGCTTTTCATTTTGATAAGAAACAATTTTACCAAATTGTGGTAGTTCTTTAACAAACTGATTAGCAATAATACCAGACCAAAGGCATTCGTCATCTGACTCATCACCTTCTAGTTTTAGGTATTCAGTTTTTGCGTAATCTATGATAGCTTCTTCATCAGTGATTTGGTTTTGCAAAGCGTGTTCTGCTGCAGCTTCAGCAGTACTACCCATTTTCATTCTGGCATTTGCTTTGGATTCAAAATCATACAAGTTATTGATAATCCAATAGGGTGGACTGTCAATAAAACTATTAGTTTTTGAAGCACTATGTCTATATTTAATGTTCATGTTTTTCTCCTTATGGTTAATAATATTCAAAAGTATTGTAGTTCATCTTATAATGTATCTGTAGATATATTAAAAGGTAAAAGAACTGTTGGTAATAGTAACGAATATAAAATATATAATTTATGTATTTTACTTTCTTGGCTATTGCACCCTACACAAGTGTATGGGTGTAAGAGCACTATTGCTCGTTTACATAATTGTAATAAAAACAGAGTTTATAGACTTAATAATTTATACAATAAAAACAAAAAATTTAGATCTTTTGTTGATAATGCAATAGAAAATTATAAAGTATCTTATGCGTCAGATAGAAAAACCTGAGTTAATATCTACAATTTTAGACAAACGTAAAGTATGGTTAAATATACGTGAGTCTCGTTTAATGTATATGTTTCATAGAAAGCTCATATCTATTGAAGAATATGAAGCTGGATCTAGGTATCGTCTTATGTGTGAACTTCAAGGTGGTGGTACTGGTAATGTTCTTAAAGAACGTATTGATGGAACCAACACAGATTTTATTACATCATCTCTTGGAGCTGCACTTGCAGTTAAAGATGTTGATGACGAAATAGGAACAAGACTTTCTAAATTTATGAAGTTGTTTTGTCATTATAATTTTGGTATCATTGAGATAGCACATATGTTAAGTATGTCAGAACGCAGAGCATCTAACAATGTACATGAAGGACTATCTAGTTTAGCAATTTATTATGGCTACAAAAAAGTGCACAATACTATCAGAGGACAAGGCACAAAGAATCAAAGACAAAGAGTACCTAAAATGGGTAGCATCTAATCCTTGTATACTTTGCCAGGACACAAGATGCCAAGCTCATCATGTTACTTTTGCTATGCCTAGAGGTTTTTCACAGAAAGTTGGAGACCAATATACTGTACCTCTTTGCTATCCTCATCATCATTTATTACATACAAATGGTATGAGTGAGAAAGATTTTTGGATAAAATTAGACATAGATGCTATTGAAATATGTCGTAGATTCTATGATCATTACCACAATATGTGGAAAAATAAGAACTTTTTTTATGATGATTCTATGTTATGGCGTACTGTGTACGATGAACTTGTACCTAAGATACAAAATAACGTTGATTTTTTACTGCAACCCAAATAACTATTAAGGATATCCTCGCCAGAGGTACGTAAATATGACTAAGATTTTAAAGTTTCCTAAAAGAAAACAACCTTATTCAGAGACATTTTTGACTAATGTAAAACCTGCAGCTATTGGAGATTTTATTAAAGGTCAACATCCTGATATGTCAGTTAGAGCTGCCGATGCTATGGCTCTTGCAATAATTTACAGTACATACCTACAATTAGTATTTGATGAAGAAGGTCACAAAGTACCTGAAAACATTATGGATGCATTAGAAGAAAATAATCATTCAACTTTTATATGGGCTGTAGATGACAAAAAAACGTTACACTAAAAAGAAAATATCTTTTTCAGAAGATTCTCAAACATTACCTTATGACAAATACAGAGTTGAGTGGGTTGACTGTGTAAGTGATTCAGGTTGGGCTGAGAAAAAAGAATTTACTAATATGAAATTAGCTAATCCTGTTAACGAAGGTTGGCTGTTCTCTAAAGACAAACACTCTATTAAATTGTTTGCAGCATACATTGAAGAAGATGGATCTTATACTTATGGAGATCGTACTAATATTCCTACATCTTGGATTGTAAAGATGACTAAAATTTAACTGGTCGAGCTACGTCAACACGTGACGACTTCTTTTACAATAATCTAGAATTATTAACTCGTTAACCAGTTTTATTTAACAAGCCAGACAGTCTCCCATCTGGCTCTATCTCTTTCAGGTTTGCCCATGGGAGTTTAACCCTATAGATCTATAGGTTTTTGCACCCAATCGAGAATTTTTAAATACCTTTTGTAGTATACATATCATTTACTTTATCAGCTTCTTTTTGAGCTTCAGATCTTAATGGATCTGTGTATACTTCTTCTACTTCAATAGTAGAGTTTTCAATAATACGTTTACGTGTAGCAGCTATTTCTGCTTTAACATGATCTTTAGCGTGTTCTAATATTTCAACTAATTTAGGAAAGTTAGTTTGATAAATTCCATAAATAGTTAAATCATTAATTGCTGACGCTACTCTTTGTAGACCTCTTTGACGTTTTTCTAGTCTCAGAATCTCGCTGTCTGGCATTATCATTATCTTCCATCTCCTTTATTTTACGTTTAAGTTTATCTATTTCTAATTGCTTTGCAGCAAGTACCATTTTTAATGCACGTTCATCCATGTGTTCTCATTTCTGTTAGATGCGTATCTAACTGTTCGATTAATTGTTCATATGATACAATCCAATCTTGTAAAATCAAGGAATGTTTATCATGTAAAAAACCACATTCTATAGCATTACTTAGTACAGCTACTGATTCTTTAGCATCAGATAACTGTTCTACCATTTTATCTATCTCATATTTTTTACCTCTATTAATAGAAATAGTTTCTAAATGTTCATCTTTTAGTTCTGTCATTTTACTCCTTTTTCATCAGCAGGTATTTCTACAGCTGGTCTGCGTTGGTTTAATCTATCAACTTTTTCATCAATAACTTTTTTAAGATTATTATATCTTAATTCTATTAATT